CAATTGGTTTTAGATAATCAATTTCATTATTTTCTGGATTTAGAGAACATATCTTTTCATCTCCTTCTAGCTCTGAAAACCTTTTCCAGCCCTTATCTGTTAACACATCTGTATCTTCATGAAAACACTTCGGATGAGTATCTATTAGAGGACGTGGGGCCTTATCTAAGTCAAAAATCTTACCTTCTAAAGAAGCACATTTCTTACATACCCTGCCATCACCTGCAGTAAGCCATTTCACTTTCTCCACTACACCGCTTTCTCTATACGCATTCATTCGCGCTTCGTTATTAACCTTAGTCATCGTACTTATTGCTATGGTATCCGCACGGGATTTCTTTACATCGAAGACTTTTTTAACTCTATCTGATAGCTTGCTTATGCTCTCTCCCTTCTGCATGCCGTCATGGAATTCGCGCCTTAGCTCCTTGGCTATATCGTCTGACATACCTACAACATCATTGAACGTCATTTCCTGCATAACTCCTACTGCGGTGGTGTTTACATTTACATTCATGTCTAAGGCCTTCTCAGCTGCGTCATGTGCCGTTAAATATCCTTTCCTTGCTATTTCACCTATTTGTAGTCTAACCTCGTCAGAAGGGCGAAGGATGCTTCCTACACGCTCCAGTATAGCACCAAAGACTGTATTATCCAGGGTTTTCTTATTGACATCTACCTGGTTACTCATCTCCTGCATAATTTTCGTTAGCCGGCCGTCAAACCACGTACTTAATAATGAGCCTAAGTCCCTCTCCAATGCGACGGGAATTAAAGCACTGCCAGTCTTTCCAGTGTCACCACCGCTTGTGGTTGACAGTGCCTTTGGAATTACATGAGGGATCCCGTTTAACTTAATTTCTTTTCCTAGGTCCTCGAAAGCCTCTTCAAAGTTCTTTCCTAATGAACTGGGCTTTTGACCTTCGTTTGGATTCAGCTCAGTGAACATTTCATCCAATCCTGCGCCCACCTCTCCGAATTGGCTACCGCTCTTTTGCGGTTCATCACCCCATTCAACAGGAGCCTTGGCTTCTTCATCCTCTCCAAATGTCTTTCTATAATCATTGACCGTTATAGTGCCTAGTTTGATTTCCTGCCATGCTATTTCCTTTTTACGCCGTTCATCTATTACGTCTTTCTGTACGAATTTGAAACATAGGTTATCGGCTTCGAACTCAGCTATTATGCTCTCGTCCATGTGGAACTCGAACAACTCCAACATAGGCTTAACGGCCTTTCTCTTGAATACCTCACCCTGGCTTAGGTCTGTGGCGTGGTTCACATCTTCGGTAAATCCAAGCTCTGACGGGGTTATCGAGAACATCGCCATAATAATCTTCATCCACCATTCCTGCGATTCGAGAATTTGTAAGTCCTTATTCGAGAAGGTTAGCGGTGTAAACTTGAAGTCCTGATTGACTACGGGGAGCTTATGGAAGTACCGCCTCATGTTGCCGTTCTGGTCCTTCTTCATTAAGGTATCGTTCCACTTGCTCTTGAAGCCCTTAATTTGTGTGTCGCTGGCATCTATGATACTCAATACTCCCTCTGGTATCGCATTGTTACTGTAGAATTCCTTAAGCCAGTCTACGCTGTAGAGCATTGATTGAGCGATATCCGTAAGCAGCTCAACGGCTGAACGCCCATAAGGTGATGAACTGGTCTGCGGATACTTAGACATGTAGACTATCTCGTCTTGAGAGAAATATGTGGGTCGGCTATAAGTGGCCCATGAGTACTGCCAGTAAGCAAGTTGCTGTGGTAGAATACCGTATGAGTCTGGGTTGATAGTGAAGTTAAGGCCATCGTAAGCCTTTATACCGACCATATTTCTCTGACCGAGAGGTTTAAGGAACCACATGCGCGTAGCTTCGTCTTGATAATAGCTTGCTCTATCGAATATCTTTACTAGAACACCGGCATCGATTTCTAAGACGTCCTGAGTTAATTGTCGTAGTATGAGTTTGAAGTTCTCCTTGTTCGCGTTGGGGTTTCTTAAGAATTCGGTTATCTCCTCTATCTTCTTTTCATCGTATGGCTTAGTGGAATCTTTAGGTTGTATTACCCACGGGATAGACGTTACCTCATCCACGATGGTATTGACACACATGCTTATATGCGGTGTCTTTGCTAACCTTCGCATCTCTGGGAGATTAACATTACGTGGCTTACCGAATACCGGCTTGTATAACCACTCGGGTATTACTGCCTTGTATAATCCATTCGGGTCGAAGGCGGTCAATACATCGGGCATAGCCCTAGTGGGCATAGCTTGTAAAATATCCTCATTCTGAGCTGTCTGTGGTCTCAGGACTCCTGTAGCTGAGTAGCCATATGCTGAGGGGGCTTGGGGCACTGCTTTTAGAAATTGTAAGTATTCCGCCTTTTTCTTGTCTATATTACCGATGGCCATTAGCGTGAAAATGTAAAGTGGAGGGAGCTGCAGCATCCCCCTAGATTAGTTGGGCTTGAATAAACGGTTAATATATCTCCTAGAAGAATTAAAGGGTTACTGTTTTAATCTCCCTTTTGACTTCCTGTATTCTTGGAAGGTGCAGGATTTGAATAGTTCTTTTCGGTTAACCCATCTGGTAAAGTCTTTTTGGTATCTATCAAATTTATTAAATGGCATTGCGAATGGTGCAATTTTAAGGGATCGCAGTGTTTCAACTCGATGAAGGTCTTGTTTAGGTGTGGAGTTGTAGCCTATTAGAACATAACACATAAGTTTGTATGGTTTGATTTTTTTGATTATCTCTTTGAGTTTAGGAAGCATTGGATAGTTTGGATCATCCCAAGCAATGTGAATACTTTTATAATGCTTGAGTGAATTAAGTGCATCACATTGTTCATCATCAAGAAGTCTGGCATCTACCCCTTGAAAATCTACTGGCAAATTCCATTCTTGGAGTTGTTTAACTGCTTTTCGCCATAAAGGGTTAGCAAAAAAGTTATTATCCATGACCTTGACATGATTAGCGTTTGGATTGAGATTCTTTTGTGCGACTGGGTGAATGAATCCTTCTTTCTTTCGCACTACACACCAAGGACAATTTCGAATGCACCCTCTAGAGAACCAAATGATGCTATAGTCACATTTAGGAAAGAGGGACCAGTCATAATCACATAATTCTATTTCTTTGGGTAGTCGAGAAGTGATGTTGAAACCAGTACCCCCACATATCATTTCTTGTGTGACCATTAACTTATCTGTGAAGTCAAAGAGAGAGAAGGCATATATTTTATCGTATGTAGTGCGGTGAATGTGATTGTAGAGTTCGACATGATCTCTTTTATCTTTGTGATAGCGTGATACTTGCATCATGGCAGTATTGAAGATATGTGGTTCGAGGTTATAGAGACCTATCTTCATCTTATAATTTCCCCCTTCTCTTTCCACTCATACGCTTCAGCTTGCCTATCATACTCGGTGTAAGGGTCTCTGGATCATATGCCACGTATGGGTTCGACTGTATGTCACCGAACCTATCATTAAACATTTTTCGACCAGCGAAATCTAAACAATGCGTATGATACCACTGACCGTTAACCTTCTTAGCTAGTCCTGTTAATGCAAGCGTCTTTACTATCGGTTTTGTGCATGCTGGACATATAATCATTCTTTATCCTCCTTCTCTATTGTGAAGCCACAACCATCTTCCAACTGCCACTTCTTAATCGGATGCAGGAAGCATACTAGAGGGCGTTTATCGTTGCCGTATAGCTTGCATGAATTGTCATCTCTCAAGTGAGGACACTTAAACGGGCATGTCAGCACCGTCCACTTAGCTTCTCGCTTCACCTTAAATCCTAGTATCTCGTAGAAGTGCGCAACGTCCCCCTTTATGCGATAGTTTATCTTTATCTTCGGGTGCTTGCAGCACTTACCGCATTGGTTACATTCACCTTCCCTAGTGTAGTATTGTTTCATCTTTATAAAAAGTCATAGCAAAATTCCTTCTCGAATTCAAATATCCATCGGAGGGAGAACGCATCGCCGAAGTCAGGAGAGCGTCCTAGTACCTCTTTGATTTCATCCTTTCCTACTAGCTGTATCTTGGAGTCCTTGTCAGCGTTCTTCTCTCTTACCTGCTCTAAGTCCTCTATCAGCTTGTCCTTCGCTTCTAAGGGGAAGTCCTTGTAGATACTAGGTATACCCTGATTCACTGCGTTAGCGCATGCGAAATATAATTGGGTCTTCACATTAGCGTAGTTAGGTAGCTCATTATCTTGCCCTTCGGGCATGGGCCTAGAATTAGCCGTGATGCCCTTACAGCCTTCTATCTCATCTACTACACCCCCACCTACACCGCCTTCATCTATGGCTATGTTACTTCGTCTGACATTTAAGAGGTCTGCTTTGCCGATGACATATGCGCTCAATTCTGTGGTCTTATTCTTCTTGAAGTACCATACGTTAGCTAGATGGAAGTTCTGCCAGTAGTAAATAACTGAATAGTCTGGCCCAAATCTTGCCACGTCTACCGTGAGATACCGCTCTTCCTCTTCCAGCTCTGGCTTCTTGAGGAACATGTCGTGTATGGCATCGAACTCGAATAGCCTAGTGGGGTCATCGTCGTATTCGAAGTTCCCTTTTAGCAATCGCTCCCTTGTTATCTTGTCTGCGTTGCGCAGCTGCTCTATGTAGCTCTCTGAGAGGTGCGGGTTATCTGTCGCTAGTGCCGGGATAAATATTCTATGGGCCGGCATGATATTCTCCTTGTACGGCTTGTAGTAGCAGAAATAAACGTGAGTCTTCGCAGGGTTAAACGCCTCTAGTACCTTTGGGGTGATGTTGTACTTATCATTCAGGCATCTTCCAAGACGTGTTTTAAGGATGTCTATGGCAGGGGCCGCTACTTCTGCTGACTCGTCTACGAACGCCCCTGTAAGTTCAAGACTTCCAAATCGCTGGTATAATTGGTCTGATGGTTGGTAAGCCATATCTAAGAGGACTATCTGACTCCCGTTGTAGAAGTTTATTATGTTGAGCTGGTTATTGACTGATATCTTTTCTCGGGGGATCTCTAGCATCTTTACCAATTCAAAGAAGGTGATTAGAGTGGTGAGCCTGAGTCGCTTGAGTTCTTTCCTTCCCATAGCGTACCTGACACCTGGATAGGCTAGACATTGGGATAGAAGCCAGAAGCAGCCTAAAAACGACTTGCCACCACCTGCAGCTCCGCCGTACCCTATCTCCTTTGTCGTGGAGTCCGTAAGGTACTCATAGGCTAATCCCTGCTTTTCCGTGAGGTCGAGTGTTATGTCTGGCATTTAACGTGAAGGGCTATGCTACTCATCCAATAGCTTTACTAATTTGTTCTTCGTATCTTGGGGGGGTTTTGAATAATTTACGATTATCTTAAATGGCTCTTGTGTGACATCAGTACGCTCAGTAATCTCTCCACGTCTAAGCATCCATTGTTTTATGAAGTTAGCTGCATCAACACCCTTAATATCAATCTTACCGTCCTGGAGTGCTTTGAAATACTTTGCTATTGCATAGCCTAGACCATCATCTATGGCCTTATCTACCTTGCGATATTTCTTCATCTGGTCTTCTTTTTCTAGTTCGGCTAATTCTATCCTATCGCTTTCCCAATCTTTTTTCTTACCCCAATTATCAATACTGTGTCTGTCTGGAATATGTTTAAATCCTCTTTTCTCGAACTCTTGACGTGTCTTCTTAATACTAAAGTTATGAAGTACTCTACACTCTTTAGCGAATGCTATTTCTTTCTTACCATACCTATATGCTTTCTTTGATGGTTTCTTAGTCATTTTTTATTCTTGCCCTTCGGGCGGATGGATTAGGACTCCTATGGAGCGTACCGCTAGTTTATGCACCTTTCCGCAGTT